CAGTAGCTGAACAGGAGGGACAGCTGATAGAAACAGAAGCCACTGGAGCACCTCAAAAACACCATCATACACTAAATCAGTAAGTTGGCAGCATCACCGTATTTTTCCACCCTTTTTAATCCCACAGCTGAAACGCTGTTGGGTTGCGGCCTGTCAGTGTTTTTCTCAGAATTATTCCGCAGCGGAAATACGCCTTTCTTTGAAAACCGAGCGATTCAATAGCCGGTAAGCGCATGGCTATCGCGGGTGGTATGTATACTCATGCGTACCACCACCCGCTTTAAACGGCCAAAGGGAATGAGAAAGGAAATATGCATTCGCAATCTGGGTCGCTTGCGGGATCAGGAGTATGGCCGGGGGATTGAAGTGCTAAAGCCCTAAATTGAGGGGTAGGGGGTAATGAACCAACAATTTATCAGACTGAACCAACCTCATTTTACTGTTTGTTGGTTTGTAAAAATCCAGGGCTGGCGTGGCTTAGAGACTCGTGAACCAACTGAACTAACGTTTTTTCTGCGTCTATATGCATTTTTATTGTGATGAGATGATATAAACGGTCATAAATCAACCCTGAATCCCTATGGCTTCCGTTTCAACATATCCCCGAGAAAAGCAAAAGGGCCGGAGATTTCTCTCCAGCCCTTGCTTTGTTTGGTGGCCCCTGCTGGACTTGAACCAGCGACCAAGCGATTATGAGTTCCTACCAGAACAACCGAAAATCAATAGGTTGCCTTATAAAACAGGGACATAAAGGGCCACTATTGACCAACTAAGGGCCAGTTTGAGCCATCTCTACCGCCACTTTATCGCCACTCACCGCCAGTGGGTTTAGCTTAACGGCATCCTCTAAATGGTCAGGGGCAAAGTGCGCATAGCGCATCGTCATTTTTATATCTGTATGACCGAGCACGCGCTGCAATACTAAAATATTACCACCATTCATCATAAAGTGACTGGCAAAGGTGTGCCGCAAAACGTGGGTCAGTTGCCCGGCCGGTAGTTCGATGTCTGTTCTTTCCAGTGCGGAACGGAACGCACCATAACAATCACTAAATAACCGGCCTTTTTTATCATCAGGCAGGGAGTCATAAAGCTCTTTACTGATGGGAACTGTGCGGTTTTTTCTGCCTTTTGTGTTTGTGTAAGTGATTTTGTATTTCGCGAGCTGGCTTTTCTTAAGACTCTCAGCCTCAGACCATCGCGCGCCAGTAGCGAGACAGATTCTAACCACGGTTTCTAAATCAGGGTGATCATGTCGATTGCACTCACCGAGCAGTAACTTAATTTGATCGTGAGTTAGCCAGGCCATTTCCATTTCTTCTGTGCGGAAAGGCCGCATGTTTTTTAGCGGATTTTCACCTTTCCATTCTCCGAGGCGATTTAGCTCATTGAATACCGCGCGGAAATAGGCCAGCTCAAGATTGAGCGTGCGGGGTGATACTTCTTTAACCCTGTTTGAACGGGCGTGCTCACCTTTTAATCGCTTTTCTCGATAACGGGAAAACATTTGTGCATCGAAATCACGGGCAAGCGGCTCTCCCATACATTCAAATGCATGGTGCATTGCTAGTTGGCGTTTTAGTCCATCTTTCAAGGTAATGCCATGGGCGCTATACCATGAATTTACCAGCTCCTTTAGCGTGCGCCTGTCTTCCTTTTCTTCCTGCCATGGGTTTTGCACTGTGTGCTGTTCAAATGCCAGCGCCTCGCCTTTAGTGGCAAATTTCTTTCTGATGCGTTTGCCTTTTGCCCCGTTTGGATAGAGCTCACAAATCCAGCCGCCAGCGGGGTTTTTACGGACTGTCATCAATTAACCTCGCTGTATACACCTACCACACGGCCCAGCGCTTTTATGTCATCAATGCCGCACTCGAAAGGAACCTTTCCGCCTGTAACGTGCAATTTTCTGCCAGGAAGTTTTGTTAACTCTCGAATACTGATTCCATCTTCTATGTCGACTAACCAAAGACCATCAGATAGTGATGCCTGCTTATCAATAAAATGGAGTTTACCTTCCGCTCGAACAGCTATCGCATTGGCAATCGGTTTTATGAAAAATTGAGAATCGATTGTGAGAAAACCATCATTTTTGAGTATTTCTTCACTTAATGTGAATGATTCAATGCTCTTTGTGTTCTCAACTGGAGCAGGCGACGTGAACGGCTGCCCCTCACCTGTAAGTAGCCACCGCAGATTAGCACCTGTTTCAAGTGCGCAGTGTGCCGCAAAGTCATACGAGATAGCGCCTCGGGTATACCTGTTAGAGAGAGAACTGGACGCAATATCGAAGTGGTTAGCTAGCTGTATTTTCTGTGAAAATCCGTAAGCATCACAGATGCGATCCAGTACATCAACGTTGCTCCATCCTAAAGAATCTATTCTCATTTTGATAAAACCTATTTACTGACTCCCAATTGGGAGGTATATTTTGGCTAAACCTACGCAATTGATGGCCCAATATTGGTAAACGGTGGCCCTTTAATTGCAAACTTTGGCAAATAGGGAATCATGCAATATGGCTTCTGAAATCGCAATCATCAAAGTGCCTGCACCTGTCGTCACTCTTCAACAGTTTGCAGAACTTGAGGGTGTTTCGTATCGCACCGCACGTCGCTGGACTACTGGAGATAACCCACGTTTGCCCATTGAGCCACGTATCATCCGTAAGGGATGTAAACGTGCTGGCGGTCAAGTACGTATCTACTATGCGCGCTGGAAAGAGGAGCAAATGCGCAAGGTATTGGGTCATTCCCGTTTTCAACTCGTAATCGGCATGTAATTCACTTTATGTGAATTTTAAGGATGCAGCATGTTTGATTTTCAGGTTTCCAAACATCCCCACTTTGACGAAGCGTGCCGTGTTTTTGCGCAGCGCCACAATATGGCAAAACTGGCCGAGCGTGCGGGTATGAATGTTCAGACGTTACGCAACAAGCTAAACCCGGAACAGCCTCACCAGTTCACACCGCCTGAGTTATGGCTGCTGACTGACCTGACTGAAGACTCAACCCTCGTTGATGGTTTTCTCGCGCAGATTCATTGTCTGCCATGCGTGCCGGTTAATGAGTTGGCACAAGACAAATTGCAGTCATATGTCATGCGCGCCATGAGTGAACTCGGCGATTTGGCGAGCGGTGCTGTTTCTACGGAACGCCTTACCCTTTCTCGTAAGAGCAACATGATTGAAAGCGTTAATGCTGGAATTCGCATGTTGTCGCTTACTGCCCTTGCGTTACAGGCTCGGCTTCAAGCTAATCCAGCAATGGCTAGCGCGGTTGATACCGTGAGCGGCCTCGGTGCTTCTTTCGGGCTCATGTGAGGTGGCTATGTTGAAAAATGAACCGTCTTTCGCATCTCTACTCGTGAAGCAAAGTCCGGCCATGCACTACGGTCACGGTTGGATAATGGGAAAGGATGGTAAGCGCTGGCATCCTAGCCGCAATCAGTCCGAATTATTAAATGGGCTGACAGGTAAAAAAGCCACATTACAAGCCTATTTAATCATTTGTATTGCTCGTTTTATTTTGAAAAGGGTGAAACATGTCGCGTGATGAACTTCGAATTATCCTCGGTGCTGTTATTCCAAATATGGAAGATGGTTTCGAAATTAAAACCCGTGATGGAGCAATTTTCCGTGTTGATCCAGATTGGGATTGTTGTAAAGAATTTCGCCTGAATCTGCAGGCTGAAATGGTTACACAGCTAAAACAAAAACCAGTCCGCGTTATCGGCTACAGCTAATTAACCCGAGTAATTAAATGGCGTAAACCCGCCGGGCATTCTTTTGCCAAAAATCAGGAGAAAGACCATGCAAAAAGAACAACCACAAATGTTTATCCCCGATAACGACCCTCTGATGGCTGTGATTGATATAGCCAAGAAAGAAGAGCGTAAAGCGCGCGCCGCAGCGGTTTCTGTACGGCTTGAAGCTTTGGCAGTGCATATCGCAAACAAGCGCATGACTTGTTTTGAAGTGGCTGAGCTGCTGCGCGGTGAGGCTGCACGTTATGAAAACGAATCCATGGAGTTGCACTAATGAGTATTCGTATCGAAATCGGTGATAAATGGGTTATTACAAGCGACCGATATCAATTCATCCTGAATGAAAAGAAGGTTGTGAAATCGGGTAAAAATGTTGGCGATGAATGCCTAGGTGTTATTGGCTTTTATCCAAAAATTAATCAACTAATTTCCGGGCTAATCCATCACCATATTCAAACCTCAGAAATTAAGACTATCGAAAACATGGCCGCTGAAATTGAGCGGTTAGGTCTGCTGTGCGCTTCTTCTTTTGAAAGTAGGAGTGGGAAATAATTTATGGCTGGATGCGTTACTAACGTTATTCACTACCACGGAACACCTGTTTGGGGTGACGCTGGTAACGTCCACCGTATCGCCGTTAATGATGCTGGAGCCTTTGTGTCGTATGCCCGGGCAGACCAGTTAAATGCATCATTTCAATATGCCAGTTCAGTTGCTATCGATAACGGGGCTTTTTCTGCATGGAAACGCGGCCTAGCCATCGATTGGCAGCAATTCTACCAATGGCTTATTCCCCATTATCACCACCCAAAACTCGCCTTTTTTGTCATCCCTGACGTGGTCGAGGGTGGTGAAACTGATAACGACGCACTTATCGCGAAGCTACCACGCTGTTTCGGGGATAAAGCTGCGCCTGTGTGGCATTTACATGAATCGCTGCACCGTCTGATTGAACTTTGCCGGGAGTGGCCGCGAGTATGTTTTGGCTCATCAGGTGAGTACGCAACTATCAGAACCCAGCTCTGGCATCGTCGGATGACGGAAGCGTTTGAAACCATCTACTGCAAACATAACTTTTCAACTCAGGTACATGGGTTGCGAATGCTCGATGGGCGTGTGCTGGGGAACTATCCACTGTCGACAGCAGACAGCACTAACCTTGCCTGTAACGTGCCAAAATTCGAGGTTAAATATCCCGAGCTCACGAACGTCATTCGTGACGCCGATTATGCAAGGAATCTCTCAGATGCAGAACTCAAAGCATTAATACTGAAACGCCGCTGCGCCATCCTCAAAAATACCATTGAAGCAGTTTTACCACCGTCAATTTCAGAGTGGCAATCGAAAGGGCTGACTCCGCGTCAACTGGAGTTAACCATCGCATGACCAAATTCGTTTATGCGTGGAATGCCCCTAAACAGGCAATAGCCAGCCCCTATCTTACATACGTCCAAGAATACCGCCGCGATAAGATGTTCGCAGCTTTGTTGCATGCGCGAAAGGCGCTAGCACATCAGCCGGAGTGCGTGCGATTTGAGGTTATCCGCACGGCTACCGTGCTGGAACAAACACAAGGCAGTGAACGAGCCAATGCTTTTTTAATCAGCTTTTGCAAAAAGGCATTGCCGCGTCTCGAACTGGTCGCAAAAAAATATGAATGTTCAGGAATCAAAAGCGATGTTTCTGCTGTTGTTTTCGGTGGTCATTTTGATACTCAGTTAATGCAATATCTGGCGTCACGTATGGTGAATATGATTGCCAGATTTAACCGACTCCCTGATATGTCGCGTGCAGATATCGACCTACTGGCCGGTGACATTGCTAATTTCATCCGCTCAGAGCTGGCAAATATCGACGACGCCGAATTTGGTGAGCTCAAGACGCTTTATACCTGGTACATACACGCCGGATATATCTCTCAACAATTCAATGTCACCCCTCCTCATTGGGAGCGAGTGGCAAAGAAATTGTTCGACAAAAATGACATTGCTCCCGCTGTGATTCGCATGTTTACAGAAACATGGTGGCGAGGCCGTCTGCGCCGTGTCGCGTCTGCGTGGCGCGAACATCTGCAAATCGCAGTCGGTAATGTCAGCAAGAAAAAATATGTCTATGCGAGCAAAAACTGCGTAACCGACTGGCGCGAGCAAAAGCGTCGGACGCGTGAGTTTCTCAAGGGGCTTGAGCTCGAGGATGAAGAGGGCAACCGGATTAGCCTGATTGAGAAATATGACGGCTCGGTCGCCAATCCTGCGATCCGTCGTTGCGAGCTCATGACGCGC